TAACATGGGTAAAACCGAAGCTGCTTACTTGTTGAACCCAAATCAGATTGAATACTGGGTCAACGCTAATAACGACTTCCGTACTACGAAGTTTACTGATCATCTTGCGACTTCTAACCAAGATGCAGACATCGGCTACATCATCATGGAGTCTCAGTTCGCTGTACCTAACCTCTTAGCCAACGGCTGCACTTCACGATAAGGAGATTGATATGTCTATCGGACCTATTGTATATTTAACTACCCCATCGGATACATCGACAAGCCAAATAGCGCCTGTCGGTGCTGTTCGTGCTTACAATGACTCAACCTACGGATACCAGCTTTACCGCTTGGTTAAGGCCAGTGCCGCTATCACCGCCTACAAGGTGGTGGAGTTTGATGATGGCATCACGGGTTTGGCCGCACACAACGATAGCAACTTTGCTGTCTCTGGCACGATTGCTGGGGTTTCACAGAACGCTATCGCTAGTGGAAGCTACGGTTGGGTCGTCTGTTCTGGTCTTTGTAAGGTCACAACAGCAGACGCAGCCGCAGCCGGTGCTGCCGTTGTTACCAAGGGTGCTGTTACAGCAGGGTGTGTAGATGATACTGATTTTACCGATGTCGAAGAGTCCATTATTGGTATCTTCACGGAGGCCGCAGGATCAGCAACGACCACATCAATGCGCGTTTCGGGCCTTCTCTAGTCACTAATTGAGTATGGGGCTTTGTCCCCTACTCCTTGGAGGCTAGATGCCAAGAAACATCAAGTACGCAACTGTTGGTTCGCACACCCTGTCGGCTTCAGCTTCTGTTAGCGGCGCACTGGTAACAGATGGGACTTCTGGCTCTGCAACTCCCGGAGGGAGATGCCGTCTAGTTTCTTTGGAGTGTACCGTATCAGGTGGTACTCTTACGGCAACACAGGCTGTGACCGCAATCTACTTAGCGAAGGACGCTGCTGGCCTCCACCCGATTACAGACCCCGCTGCTGTTAGTAAAACAGGAATGGTTGACAGCAACGCTGGTGGTTTTGCGATTAGGATCGAACAAGATGCCTATCTTGAAGGCTCTGTTTACGCTGTAGCAAAGCTTGCTACTGGGAAAAGCGGGACTGGCATATGGAAGTTGACATTCGTTCAGGGCGGCTAATTTAATCTGAGCTACGCTCAGTTACGGCTTCCGCGTTATTATACACGGGAGCCTTTTTTGTTTAGGAGATAAAATGGATTTAGCAGGACTTCGCTCTCAGGTTGTCGCAATCACCGGATACCCAGAAAGGGGTACTGTTGGACAGGAGCGCCTTAATTCATCCATTAACTACTCATTGCGGCAACTCTGGCGAGAGATGCCGGAAGCCCTGATGAAAGAAGAGTTTAGGCTTCGGCTAGAGCCGCCGATCTCAAAGAATACAATAACGATTGATGCCTACAACCCTCTTGTTTTTGGGATTGCCACAACGGGCTTGACTGATACATCATTTGCCGTGGACGGCACGCTCTCGGCTCGGTGGCTTGAGGTTGAGAAGGACGGACGATATATCTATCGAAGAATCCAAAGCATTTACTGGCGGACGGATGTAGAACAGTGGAAGATAATCATAGATAAGCCTTGGGAGAACCTTAGCGATTCTAATTTGACTTACCGAATCTTTACTAAAGAATATCCCTATCCGTCCGATGTTCAGAAGATTCGCAAGATCATGTACGATCCAGAGAACTCAAGTCATAAGATTACTTACTCGCTGTTTGCTGATGAGCTTTACGATTGGAGGTTGTCTCATGGCTTTAGAGACTCTGGTGTCCCAAGGCGAGCAGCAAGAGGTGATTTCTTTACCCTCCCATCTCCTCACTACAAGCCAAAGGTTTCTCTCGTCACACCAGATCAGGAGCTAGACCCGATTAACTCTGACCTGTGGGGTCACAAAGCAGCAGATGGTAGCACAGAACCAGATTATGGACCCGCTGGAACCTTTAGCTATAAGGTTGTTCATGTTTGGGGTCGCCGCCCCTTGCTTGACCCCTCCCACAAGCGCCCGACCGCCACCATTGCGGCCAACGAGGTTAAGGGAACCCTGCTCCCGTTCTATGTTTCCTCACCGTCAGAAGCGTCTGATCAGGTGACAAGCTACTGGGGCAAGGGTGTTATTAAAATTGTTACCCCAGACATTGATTATATGAATGGATATGGTCAAGAGTCAGCCCTCTCAGACTTATCTTACCACAAAAGCGGTATTGAGAAGTGGATATTTAGGGCGAGACACGCCACGGATACCGATGGAACAAATCATAAAGATGTTGAAGCTGATGGAGTCTACTACCTTTGGAATATAGTCAAGGGATACGAGGCAACAAAGGCAGACACGACATTTGATCGTGGTGCTGATGATCCTGTTGATAAAACTATCCCCTTAAAGGATGTTCACGGCCACTTTCACATCCGATTCGACTCCTACCCCGATACAGCGGCTGATGTGCTTATGAGCATCATTAGAAGGCCCGATACGCTAAAGTATGATACTGATGTGTCTAGGGTTCCGCCGGAATGTTATGGTGCCCTTGTTGACTTGACATGTTCTTATCTGTTGGGGCGTAGAGATGGTGAGCCGAAAAGGGAAAGCTACTATTACGCTCGCTATATGGAAGAGGTTGATCGGCTTAGGGGGCTTTATACCTTCTCTGGCTTCCAAGATCCCGCCTTTGGAGATGGGCTGCATCCATCTCCGAGTCAAGAGGGTAGGAATTACGAAGTTAAAGAAGGGTAGCCATGTTTAAGGACTATCAGGCAAAGTCCGTTGGTGCCAAGGTTATGGCAGAAGTCCCGCTATCTGATGGAACTAAGGCTTATCAGATAATCAATTTTGATGTGGATAAAGAGGGTTTTCTTCGGTCTAACTTTAGGCTTATGCCGCTAATCCCTACTATTTGGAATGTAGACCAGCAGCCAACTGCCTTCAGCGATGTTGTGGGCTTTGCCCAGATCCGTTTAGACGGTGGAGAAAGGCCAGAGATCCTATTCCTTACATCGACTGGGGTGTTTCGGTATACACCTTGGTTTAGGAATACTGGTACGGCTGGTAATCGTGGCTTAGATGAACAGTATCTTTATCATTTCGTAACGAGCGCAACATCTAGCTGTGCTCCCCAAGCAAGACAGAAGTTTCCAGCGCAAGTCATTACGCTGGGTAATAGAATCTATTTTAACTTCGGTGATGGCGGTAACACATGGGTATGGGATGGCCACAAGATTCGTCAGTTTGGATACAGGTCAGCACCATCGTCGCCAGCGGCTATAGGACCGCGTGGCAACTTTGATGTTGCAGGTAACATTGGTTCAATCACATCGAGTATGTTGGTGTCGGACGGAGGAACCCCAGCAGCTTCTCATGGCATCCTTAATGGAAGATGGACTTATACAGTTGTTTTTGAAAATGTAGACGGAGCCTACTCACCCTCGTCGGAGGATGCAAGCTCTTGCACCATCGAATCAGATGTCGCCACGTCGGGACTCGTAGCGGCAGCCAAGCGAAGGAAGTTCTGGATTAAGGATATTCCCATAGGGCCGGAAGGGACTGTGGCGAGAATCCTTCTTAGGACACCCGATGAGCAGAACAGCATAGCACTGGCGGAGCCTAGACTTCTGCACCGTATACCCAACAATACAGCTACAGAATGGATTGATAATATAACTGATAGTGCGCTTGGTCTTCCTTGGCTGCAAAGAGATCCTGTGCCTACTGGGTTTTACTTTATGAGGCCGTTCGCAGGTTCCTTGTTTCTGCTAAGAACGGACGGGAATCCACATAGGGTTTGGTGGTCTGAGCAGACAAGCCTATACGGATCTACGCCAGAAAGTTTACTAAAGAACCATTACCTAGACATCTCCCCGTCTACCGGCCCCATAACGGGTTGTTACCCAGCGACCTCTAGTATGGGCGATACATCTAGCCCAACGCTTTTGGTATTCAAGGAGAAGGCAGTTCACTATATCTCTGGTAAGTATCCTGACTGGTTCTCTGGCACGCTACACAAGAAGTCAGGGCTTGCTGGGCCTAATCTTATTCAGTCAGGGTCAGATAGCACAATCGTCTGGTATGGAAACGATACTTTCTGGGCTTTTTCTTCGGAAAAGGGTCAGATTGTTGATGTGGGTGGGCCTATAAGGAAACGACTTTCTCGCGTTAACAAGAAGAAAGCAAAGATGGGTATATCTTGGGTTGATCCAAACGCTGGTGAGTTGGTCTTCGTCCTCCCCATTGACGACTCTTTGGTCCCGAACATGCAGTTTATTTGGGACACACGGTTCTCCGGGTGGCGGATAAAAGAAGATTTGAAGGTTACTGCTGCCATTGCAATAGACAACTCTGACCTTGTTCTGGTTAGTGGCTCATACGAACCGTCTGGGACTGGCGATAAAGAAACACACAGTAAAGGTGTGTACGCCTATGGGAACTCGTACACTGGTTACACAGCATCAAGTCCGGTAGCAACCTATAGGAGTGGCTGGTGCTCTATGGCTGAAGTTGGTCCGGGTATGCACGCTCTATCAAATGTTAATGACCTCATTGTTTTGATGAAAGAGACTTATTCTGGGACAGCCACTGTCTCTAGCTATCAGGATTGGGACGGCGATAACCCTGTGGAGTCGGGAACGGTTTCTACCGCACACCCAGAGAACTCGGACATTCCTTACTACGAAATAGCTCTATACGGAACGGGGGTGTATCGGGAACATCGAGCCTACTCTGATAGAATCGCCTTGAGTGTTTCGTCCGCGTCTGTGTTTCAGGTTAAGATAGAATCTTCAGACCCATTATCTGTAATGTCGCTGGATGTTTACGGGCCTATGGTGGCGTTACCCGGCGGAAGGACACCACAATGAGCATATTCTTACCGAAGGGGCTAAAACCGGGCGGTGTGATCGACCCAGATGAGCTTGGTGATGAGTTTGTTCGTGCGTCTACTGTAGCTACTGATACATCTCAATATCAGTGGGTTAACAATGCACTATTCAGCGGAAGCACACCCCAGATAGACCTACTTAAGAACGGAACTCCTGTTATTATAGAACAGGTAAGTCAGAAAGCCTTTCTCCGTGGAACAAACGCTTCACCTTCGGTGGCCAGAACAGATTATGACGCTGACCCCGGCAACGACCCGTTGCTGGATTCAAATGGCGATGGCCAACTATACCACATCCCATACAACAGGGGATTTGGCAAGATAACTGGCGCTCAGGATATGGAGATAAGCTGGACTAACGAGTACCCAGAACTTATCATGACTGCTTTCTCTTTCCAATTTATAAGAGAGCGTGATAGCAACTTCAACATTGGTGATGGCACGACTGTTACGCCAAGAACTCAGATCAGGATTGTTCTGGATGGGGGAACCATACCCGGAGCCGGTATTTATGCTGACCCCGGCGGCACTACCTTCAGGGGAACCGGCTATGCTGGGACATCGCTAAGAACAACCATTGTTGGTCTGACCTTGGCCCCTCCGGGCACCCACTCAATCGTGGCCGAGGCAGCGCAGTCTCCAACGGAGTCAACCCTAACCCTGTCTACTTGGGGGTTCACGGCGTATCCAACGAGCTTTGAGGTTCCTCCTGATCAGGGTGTTTGTATAGCACATAGAACCTTAATGCTCTTTCGGTTTCCTCGTGGCGGTTGGATTGAGGGGGGCTAGATGGCTGTAACGAAACCAAAATCTGGTGAGACTATCTCAACAGTAAGTGTAACGAGTATGTACGACAGTATTAAGACGGTTGTCAATACTGTTCCGGTTGGTGGCATTGGTGACTCTGCCTTTGGGACACAGCATCTGCCTTCTGCGCTTTGCACGCTTGACGGGACAACTACAACGGCAAGCGATTCTGGCACTCTAACTAGCCCGCTAACGCTGGCTGTGGCTGACTGCCAAGTAGAGGCTGAGACAGTGGGCGATGTTACTTCAGACTGGGCCGCAGTTATGACCCTAAATGGTCTAGGCAGCAGCACCGCTGGGTATGTCCTCCCACCATGCAAGGTCTTGGTTATGTTTGATGCCACTGTCAGCACTCTTACTAAGGCTAATGTCTCCGATCTTGGATATGGCCAAGCGTGGTTTTCTGTCTACTACACAGCCGACCTTGGTTCTGGGACTGTTACCGTCTGGGATGCGGAGAATCTTGGTATGGCTTTAGGGTACACCAATCTAGTTGGGTCTGCGGGAGCGATCATAGATTCAGAGATTCAAGCGCCTGTATCTATATGGTTTGTCATTGACCAGACTGGGATAACTGGTGCTACTTGGACGCTAGAGACATTAAACGTGAAGGCTGGCATTGGGACTGGGCCTCAAGCTGATTCTGTAAAGCCAGCAAGCGTTATCATTAACAATGCAAATCTCAACTTCTTTGCGTTTTATAAGGACTCATAATGCCCCTGCTCCCAACGATGACACTGACTACTGGTAACGCGGTTTCGATACCGGAGATATACACAAACGGCTTGTTTGATCCTGCTGTTACTCCCGATACTCTTGAGATTCTTAACGGCGGCTTAGACCTTGAAAACTTTGGTGCTGGTAATAGGTCTATAGAGCCACGAATGTGCCAATACGGGTCATTTGCTCTTGGTTACTTCTCAGGCTTTACCAGAGAGCACGCTGTGTATGCCGATCAGGTGTCCCTTGACATTGGTTCAAACGCGCAACAGTACCACACCCATACATCGTTGTCTGCTAAGTTGTTCCTTCCTTGGGCACCATCTATTCTTCTTTACGGTTATCAAGCGTTCTTCCAGCAAGATGCTACTGTCTGGGATACAGATGGAGATGAAGGGGGGAAGAAGACGGAGCTTTGGTCGATTAAGATTTCAAGAAGAAGTGGCACGACCGTGGATGAGAAAGAGGAGTCAAGAACAGTCCTACCGTGGGCATCTTCTACGCCGGACCCCCCAACCGAGGCTAGTAGTTCTTTGTCAGTCTCTGACAATGTTGAAAACAGATGGAAGTATGTCAATAAGCATCAGGTAGAAACAGGGGTTAATAAGGGTTATAGCGAGTTTGAGATCAGGGTTTCCCCCAATGTAAAATATCCTAACCAGCGTCATGCTAAAGTAAAAACGGTTATAGGAGCGTTCTATGCCCTTGCAATCCGATAGGAGTAAATAATGAGCACAGAAGGAGTAATTGCCGGAGGTATACAGGGGGGAATATCGGGGTCAAAGTTTGGCCCTCCGGGTATGGTTCTAGGGGCGATTGCTGGGGGTTTTGTTGGCGGGGCTTTGACCAAAAGTGAGTACGGACAAGAGCTTGCGGACTTTGCAGATTACCTCGGAACCGGAATTACACCGGAAGAGATAGCTCAGGACGCGAGCCTGATGGCTCAGTTTGAGGATAGACTGCGGGAGCAGCAAGCTGTTGCAATGAAGCGCAATGCCGTAACTACGGCAGAGGGCGGAACTCGTGGTGTTGCGTTGGACGCGGAGGCCGCTAAGGTTGGAGAGCAGGAGCGTGCTGCCCTTGCAGCCAGAGCCGGGGCTGCGGGGGGTGCGCGCGAACAGAATATCCAAAGACAGATTGCTGCACACCAGATGAAGACAGGTCAGGAAGAGGTGGATCGAGAAGACAAAAAGGCTGCACTGACTGCGCTGCTGGGCTACGACTTCGGCCAGCTTGGTCAAATGGGTAAGCCAAAGGGTGATACATCAGCAATAACAGGCACTGCCTCCGCTACTCCACCACCTATTACTTAGGATAGAACGATGGCAACACAAACAGCAGGATACGGCGGGAGTCTACTAAGCAAAAGCTACCCCGGAAAGACAAGCGAAGCTGGTACATTCCCTGCTGGTATAGGCGGTGCTATTGCTCAAGCGATCAAGTACAGGCGAGAGGGGCCGTATACCAACCTAACGGGCAAAGAAGAGCTTAATATGAGGGCCACGCTTGAGGGCCAACTTTTGGACCTAACGGAACGGGAAGAGAAGTGGAGAAGGGGCTTGATTGTAGAGAGCAACGATGCTCTTAAGCTACTGATGGACCTACATAAAATGGATGTGGGCTTTCTTGAGGGTTCGGCAAGAGTTCAAACTCAGAAGATGGGGTATGAGTACCAACTATACGGCTCCCTTGAGCTTAATGCCTACGATGAAATCTTGTATAGTGGCGGCATGAGGTCTGTACCCGGCTACGATATATCTTTTGATGATGCTGGTACTCAGCCGGGGCTGATTAAAACAACGCAAATGGCGTTTGATGGCTTTGAGGAGGGCGTGTTCTCTGGATCAGACAAGGGACAGGTCGCGCAGAAGATAGCGAACACGATAAGCCCGAAATTGAAGGGTGCGCTTAGAGCCGGGATGGGAGTAGAAGAGATGTCTGGTGGGCTTTACATCGAAAGAACAGCCGAGCAGGGTGTTCTTGGTGCTATGGCTGGCCTAACAAAAAACCTTCTCCGAAGCGAGTACCCCGGAGAAACAGAGGCAGTGTACGAGGAAATGTGGCGAGATGTCACAACACGGCTTGTTGCTGATGGCACCCTAAGAGAGAACTATGGCGACATAGATGCTGCTGCTATGGCAGATCGCAGTAAAGCCTCTCACGGCTTACAAGAGAGGGTTGAGAAGCAAACGGCCATAATGAGAACGAAAGCGGGTGGTAACAACACAAAGCAAGACAGAATAACGGTTATGGAAGACATCATTATGGCGAGGATAGAAGCCAACAAAACTGGCAACAGACCTCCTGAGATATTCGATACTCCCTCAATCTATACTGACGAGATACAGCTTGTTCAGGATCAGCTAGACCGTCTGAAGTACAAAGATGTTTATGCGGACGAGGTTCTTCGCATCATTGAGATTGATGGGTTCCGCGAGGCGTTTGCGGCTATGGGGTATAAGGGCACGAACTACGAGACTTACCGGAAAGCTGTTTTTGAGATGACTAAAAACCCCTACAAGATGACAAAGCTGTTTTCGCTTATTCATCAGGCTAAAGTAGCTGGAGTTCCAGAGGCTCAGAGAGATGTGATGCTTAGGAAGTACATGTCCCGCGAGGGCATGGTTGGCCGTGGTGTACCTGCCGCCTTCGACCGAGAGACTTCTGTTAGGGAGAAGCTTGCTGGACTGACTAAAACACAAATAACTGGCATTGATGAAACTCTTAACAACTATCAAGCTACTGATAAGTTCCAGATTGTAAAAGCGCCGATGGTAGATCGGTACAAGGAGTTTCAGGCGGAATGGTTGGCTGAGAGTGGTCTTAGTGACCAAGCGTTCAGAGCAGAAGATGGGTCGTTGTCTTTCGCAAATGCAATAGCAGAGGGTGCGTGGGACAACGCTCTCGCGTCGTGGCTCGCCAAACAAAAAACCTACGATCAAGAGACTGGCGTAGATATGCCAGAGGTGATGGGTGATGAACTTATGGACCTTGTGCTAAAAGACTCGGCTTTTGCTGTTGGTAAGGCCGAAGCTATTGGTGCAGCTAAGACCACCGACATTCTAACAGAAGTCGAAGGAGAGGAGGCTGCTGCCGAGGCCGAGGCTGCTGCCGCCAAACCGAAGGAGTCAGCACTCAGGGATGCACAGGGTAGAATCGTTAGGCTGAGAGAGGGTGAGATCATTATAGAAGAGCCGGGTAAGGAGCCTGTGGTAATTGAAGAGGGTTCAGAAGATTACAAGCGATCCAAGATTGCCCATCGGGGAAAGTATGAAGATATTCTTAGCAATATCTATCAAGAAATGGCTCAGGGCGTTCTAGTCCCATTCACCGTAGAAGAAGAGCCATCTGCGTTTGAGACGGTAAAGGGCTTTGAGAAAGAAGAAGAAAAACCTACCGGCATCATACAGCATGGAGCGGAGTATCCGGGGCTTGGAGAAGGAGATTTGAGTGGTATTGCACCGACAACCGAAGTAGCGACTGAGTACCCACTTGAGCGCGATTGGACGCCACTAACGGACAAGCAGAAAGCCCAACTAGAAGCAGAATCTACCATGGCTAGGACCAAGCCATCTGAGGTTCTTGAGGCGAAGGCGGAGCCAAAAGCGAAGCCAAAGCGAAGGAAACAAACAACATTGGAACTTCTTGGTGGAGAAGAGGCAGATATAAAACCATCTGTACAGTCTACCGAAGACCTTCTTTAAATGACTGGAGTAGAGGCACAAAATGGCAAAATATAAAAAGATAGTATCAGATGACCGTGGCAAAGCCCGAACCGTAGAAGTTCGTGACGCTGGTGATGGCTTTGAGTATTTAGACGAAGAGAGTGGGAATTGGGTGGTGGTCCCTCAGAATAAGGTGGCTGGGTTAAAGGCAAGTATCGAATCTGGGATCTATTCTCCAGTTGAAGACCCCGCAGATCCATCATCCGATATATATCCATCACTATCGCCAAAATTGGCCGAGCACATGGCATGGTGGGGGAAGGTATCTCCAGAATTTTCCGAGAATCTTGCGAGTCAGCAGCAACCAATAATTAGTCTTAAAGGACTCTATAGTCAAACGGGAGAACAATCTAAATTTGTGATCACTGGTCCTCAAGAAGCATTCTTTTCTGTCGGCTATCCCAAAATACACGGCGGAGTTGCTGGACATCCTCTGGACAAATATGGCGTCATGGACATGACAACAGATCCCAGATTCAAAAAGTATTGGGCGCGGCTAAAGGCTGCTGATTCCCTTGAAGAAGGAGTAGAGTTATTCGGTGAGATGCTGAATGATGAGGATCTGTCTCCAGACATGCAGAACGCGGCGGCTGATCTTTGGGATTATATGACTCAGCCATATCCGTATGAACGCGGGAGCAACCCACCAAAGCCCGTGGCCCACCCCTCTGAGTTAGCGTACCCCGTGGTTACCCCTCCCGGTATGGCACAGCATCTACCAAAAAATAAACCCGGTGGATTTGGAAGCCCCTTTCAAACAGAAGGATCATTGTCGATGGGATACCGACCAGAAGTCGGCTCTGCGCAGCATATGAAAGCTAAGCACCAATCTAAGATAAACGAGGCGAAAGAGTTGGAAGAGCGTATGGCCCGTAGGGCCGCGGCAGAAGCAGCCCGCGCGGCAGAAGAAGCCCGCGCGGAAGAAGAGAAAACACTTAGTGAAGGCGCTCTTGAAGCTGCAAGCGAACAATAGTATCTAGTTGGGGGATGGCCGAGTGTCTGAAAAAGACGGAAATAAACAGGCAGCGATAGCGTCTGATGGAGGGATCAACCAACAGCAATGGATGGATGAGCCTGATTTTGGAGCACCCACAAGGCCGCCTCCGTTACAAAGCCTTATAAGCAGCAAGTCGATTGATATAAGCCCCAAGATTCTGGCCGAGATGACTAGCACCAGACCTCTTTCTCTTGGGAAAGAGGTCAGTCGCATAAGAGAGTCCGGTAAGCCATACATACACCCATCCCAGTTCAGAGGACTGGGCGGTCAGATGATCTCTACTCCAGAGCAGCGCCTAAGAGCGCAAAATGCGCTTGTTCTTGCCCGGAAGTACCCAGATGCTGCTGATCAGTGGAGGAATGTAGCATCTGTAAACGCTTTAGGTAGGCGCAACATCCTAACAGAAGCAGATATTCAAGAGGCAGAAGACCCATCCTTTTGGGAGAATGTGGGTACTTTCTTTGAGCCATTTACCACACCTCAGAGGCTTGCTTGGTATGTTGCCCTAAAGGCCGGTGAGTGGCTACCAGACCCCGGAACAGCCGCTGGCGACATGACTCAGGATGTCGTGGGCGCTGTCGGTGGTGCTCTGCTCGCCACCAGTGTCGGAGTGATTTCATCTCCCAAAATACTTTGGGATGCAGTGTTTGGCGAGGACAGGGACGACGAGGCTGTATCCTCCGGTCCTTCCAGTGGGCGAGCCACCACAGAAGAGTTTGCTCTTACCTTCTCACAAATGATTGAGAACCTGTACGCTGATGTCTCTACAGGTGAGCTTGCTGAGAGAGCAGAAGAGCACATGCGTCCTTGGTTGTGGTGGGATTGGTCAATGGCTCCCGCCCCTACCGGAGACATGCTCCTAGACTCTCTGCTGCCATACGATGCCGCTGAACACCTCTCTCACTTTGGTGAAACCGCCGCTCATAGAAAGTTTGGTAGTTTGATGAGTAACGATATGGGTCGCCTTGTGCTTGGTATAAGCTTGGAGATTATTGCCGATCCGCTATGGTTTGCTGGGCCAGCTAAAGCAACAAATGTTGTGACTCATGGCGACGATGTCTACAGATTGGGTTCCACGCTGATGAAAGCAGCCGGTAATATGGAGCTAATGGATAGGGCTAGTGATGTTGGTGCTCATGCTAAGGACTTCCAGCGTCTAATGGTAGACCTAATGAGGGGAACCGATGTAACCGAGGATGGTTCTACCCTAATACAACGAGCAGAAAAAATTATTGGTAGATACTCTGACATGGCGCTTACGGACGCAGAGCACTCAAGGCTTATACTCAGTAAGGTGAACGATGCGATTAAGACTGGAGATGCTACCAAGTTAAGAGAGGTTGTTCGATCTATAGCTAAGGATAGGATTGATCAAGCTAATGTTATTGCTACTAAGCATCTGTCGATTGGGGATGATGTTAGCAAAGCTAATGCGGATAGGTTTCTTAAAGCCGCAGATATTTTAGAAGAGAAGCTTTTTGCTATAGCTGAGTCACCTGAACTGGCTTCTGCTTGGCTAAAAAAGCAGCAGAGAATTATTCCGCTTGAAGCTAGGAACTCGGAGAAGATTGCTGAACAACTTAAGCATACTATTGAGTATGCTCGCGGTGCTCGTGATGCTGGACCAAGACAGATCGCTAGGGGTGCCAAAAAGCAGGGCGGACTGTCTTGGCATATACCCTTTACAACTGTGGGTGGGAATGTAAACATAAACCCTCTAGGAAAGGCAGGAGAGCTTCTTAGAACGATTGGTCCCATTGATACTGCGATGGACAATGTTGCCTCTTACACATACTCAGCCCTTAGCAATGAGCTTGAGGCTGCAATAAAGGTACACGGTGATGGCATTTCTGCCCTAGACGCTTTTGGCGGGAGCCACACAAAGAGCTTTGCTTGGACAATGCAAAGCTTGGGAATGAAGGGTCTTGTCTTACCATTTGCTGCGTGGGACATGCTCAGGCGGGCGCTTGGGACTAGATTCATTCAACCGATGACGCAATCATTGCAGATAAACCTGCTTGAAAACTATAATAAGCTTCCAAGCTTTTCGTTCCAAACAACAACTATACGGAGACTCAAGAAAGCACACCCTCTCGTGTGGGATCAGTATCAAGAAGGTCTAACCAAAATGATGGAGGCTTATACTGGTCTTGAGACTCAGCTAAGAACGACGACAATGCGTCTTATGAAGACTGCTGAACAGGCTCTTGAGGGTCGTCGTCGAAACTCAGCAGAAGAGGTTAGGCGGCTGGTCGAGCAGCGTGGAAAAACAACCAATCCAGACATGGTTGCAGACCTAGACTTTAGGATAGACGAAGCAAAGCGTTGGGCAAACAAGAGAGAATATACGATTACTGATATTCTCAACGAAGCTGGCAATGCGATTGAAACTGGAGCCGGGAAATACGCGAGCCTGTCTGATGATGTCAAGGAAGTGTCAGAAGGCATCAAGGCTATCATACAGAAGATTGTAGATGACCCCGACATGAAGCTTGGCAAGATAACTGTTGAACAGGCTCTTGTTCAGATGGTTCGCCTTACAAAAGGCAACTTGGTAGAGAGGGGCAAGATTCTTGCCGACATGAAAGTTATCGACCAAACACTATCTGGTCTGAACCTAAAAAGGGACAAGCTATTAGCCAAGACAAAGAAGATTTTCCAGAAGAGAATTGTGAAGATTCGCACTTTGGAGAGTATGGTTGATAATTTATCTGTAGATAAGCTTGTTGATCTTCTCATGTCTGGTAAAAAAACGGCTAACGCGGAGGCTTTGTATGCAGACCTCCTAACTATTTTCGGAACAGAAGCCGCCGCCAACAGTGTTCTTCGTAACACAGCCATCGCTATGGGCACCTCTGATGGTTACAAGGGCATTAGGCTTCTTGCAGAGGAGCTTACCTCAAAGCTACCCGCCGTTAAGTTTCGTGATCCAGTTGAGTTGAGAAAGGCTATTGGTATCGCAATTAGAGATCACTTAGCCAAACTCAAATCTGAAGCAGCAGCACTGCGTAACGCTTGGAATAGTGGTCGGCTCGATGGGTCAGGTGTTACTCGCGCCAAGGTGGGAGATGACGAGTTCTTGCCCGGAATGAGCGCGGCGAACTTTAATCTTCTCATAGACTCAATGATGGCGAAAGAGCGAGCATCGTGGATGCTGCTTGTTCCTGAAGCAGAGCGTAAACTATTTAAGAAATGGGCAGGAAGAGGCACAGTAGATGATGCAGCAACCTCTAAGGAGGTGGCTGATCTTCAGAGGCGACTGGAAGCAGCACGCGCCATTGGCCCTGAATCTCCTGCCTTTGAAGACGCTAGGAAAACAATAGAGAATGTAACCAAGCGTCTTGATGAGCTAGGTCGTCGCGGGGGAGGCGATGACCTGTTAAGATCCCTAACAGCCGCGATGCCGGAAGGCGGTGCCCTCAGTTGGCAACAGGCGTTTGGGTTCTACCGCAGGGAACTCGGTCTTCGGGAAGTCCAGAAGACAGCAAGACGATGGAAGTCTAAAGGATTTGCTTCTAGGGGCAAGGTTTATGAGTCTATTGTTCCGTATGCGAGCAGACATGCAAGAGAGGAGGCTTACCGTCTTGCTGATCGAGCACAGGCTTCTGGGGCAGTTATCCCAGAGGGCTTTGTCTCACCGTCATCTTGGAGGCAGGGGGCTAAGGTACAGCTAGAGCTTGATATTGGTTTAGGCGTACCGAAGTCTGTCTCTGATATGCCAGAAGGTGCGGAGAAACTACGGATTGTATCTATCAAACTCAGGGCCGCTAGGAGGGCCAAGGCAGCAGCAGAAGCCGCGATAGCTGCGGCGACCGATGACGCTATGAGGGCCGCTGCAAAGCTAGACCTTGAGGCTGCAACCTTAGCTGAAAAGGAATGGGCGAAACTAGAGGGCTTGGTGAGCATAGACGAAGACCTTGATGTCCGTCTGGGTAAACACATTACAGACGCTTTGAGGAGGCGGAAAAAGCACAGCAAACCAAAGGGTTCACGGGAAGACAAGCTTGGCAAGAGGAAGAGTGGCGTAGGGAACTACACTGTCCACGAGCTAGAAGAGAAAATAATAGAAGCTGGCACTGCGAAAAGACTTGCACAGTTCTTAGCTAAAGAGCTTGATGATAAGGCGCTTGTTCATATCCTAAATAAAATAATACCTCATCTCAGTGATGAGAGCTTTGTCTTTCTCAATCATCTGGATAAGACTCCAAAATTATCTCTGCACCCCAACAGAAGAATAACAATGTCTGGTGGTGGGTCATACGGCGTTAGCGCCCCCATACCGATTACTACAACCCCAAAGGGCACGATTCAGGCTGCTCTGTCTGACGGTCAGGCAACTGGTACGATTACAGAGATTCACATAAGAAGTGTTTCTAACTCTATCCGTTACGGCAAATACCACGGCGTCAATCCAGAAACGCTAGTACACGAGCTTCTGCATAACGCAACTTCAATGCGGATTCACTTTGCAACAGACTTTCCGAGCGCTTCAAGCCACTTGGCTGGTTATGTTTCTGAGTTAAATAATCTTGTAAAAATAGTCCAACAGAGCAAGCACACCAAGGATCTGCTACCAACAAAGTTTAATGCAGACGAGCTTATATCGTGGGGTTTAACAAACAAAGGCGTTCGTGATGGTCTGAAGAAGATTCATTTTGAGCGACAGTCGGCTTGGACTAAGTTCGTAGAGATTGTTGCCGGTTTCCTTGGTCTAGGCAAGGGAGATCAGAATGTTCTTGCAGAGGTTCTTCGCCTAACGGAAGCTGTTCTCGATGCACCCACGGACGAGCTTGCTAGATACTGGCCTAGGCGCGGTGCTGAAAAGCCGATGGGTATTCTTAAGTCTGAGATAAAGAGGGTGCCCAGTCATGTGGTTGAGTCGAAGATAGGATCAGGAATATCTTTCGGAAAGGCCGCAGAGTTTCTTATCGAAAGCGCTGACGATGCCACCAGTGCTTTGATAGAAAGAATCTTACCTAAGATTGATAAATCTGGAAAGGTTAGGGTTTTTGATGGGAGTGAAGCTAGTCAAGATTTGGCCGGAATGTTTGGTATGGAGATGTTGCACCCACGGGGGCCAAGGGGTGGATATGGCGGTGCCACCACAACACCCACCACAGGTGAAGCCCACCTCGATGTTATTTGGCTTAACAAGCTAAATAAGGGTGTCACCACAGAAGTGCTTGCCCACGAACTAACACACGCCGCCACATTTCGTGCTCTTAGGGCCGCGCAAAAGTCAAAATCGGACAAGCTATATAGCAAGCTCGAAAACTTAAGAGTAACAATCGGAAGGAAACTGCGTGACCTTGATCCTCAAGAGTTGAGAGAGCTTGGTCTGGTGCAGTTCAACATCCAGCTTAAGGATAAAAAGGGTGTGGACGAGCTTATTTCTTATGCGTTCGCGCACAAGGATACTCAAAGCTTCTTGAAGACAATTAAGATTGATCAAGAGTCTGCGTGGACGAAGTTTGTTGAGGCCGTTGCTGATCTTCTTGGGCTAAAAAAGGGTCAATACACTGCGCTAGATAATGTCTTAGACCTAACAGATGATCTTCTGGAGCGTTTCGGTACTGTTAAAGGTGGCCCCAAACCATTTTCTGGTCTGCCTATCAGGAAACCAAAGCCATCTTACCCCGTGGTAGGAGGACCACCAATTAAAAAATGGAAAGACATCGACATCCTTAAGTCTGAGGTTCCATTTGAGCCGTTTATCCCAGCCGCTACTAAGCGAGGCAAAGGGGCGGCCAAACCTCTCAGCGAAGGTGCAGCCAAGAACCTTAAGGCTCAGACAGGTAAGGTTTCTAGGGCGCTTCTAGGAGAGGAAGGAAAGCTTGGACTAAGCGAGAAATACCAGAAAGAACTTAGAAAAGCTATTGAAAATATAAAGAAAGACCTAGACCCCAAAAGGGTTGCTCTTAGCCCTGACATCGACGGTCTTATAAATGATGTGGTTAAGGTTCTTGAGAAGTTAGAGTCACAAAGACTATCTGGATTTTCTACGCTAGACGAGATGGAGAACCTTGAGTTCCTTCTTCGTGACTTAGGAGAGTGGAGCAAGGAGGGTGGACTTGGGCGGGAGTTCAAGCCAAGCGGAGCACTTTCTAAAGCCGCAGATAATATCATGTCTGGTCTTAATTCTATTAGGAAGAGGTCTGGAGCCTTAGACGAGTTTCATAACAGCTTTATTCGCATACTTAACGGGCTTCTACACGGCGGTAATGATGTCATACTGGACTCTCTAAAGACCATCAATAAAAAGTATGGGAAGAGAATAAAGGCAGCCCTACCAGACGAGGCACCTCCGATACGAAGAACGCCTATGGGTCCGACTGGATTAACGGCGGATAGCTTGAAGGGGCGGAACCTTGGTGATGCCCTCAAAGGCTTGACCTATGATGACTTTATGGATGCAATGACAACCCTTCTCTCTCGTCAGCGCATAATGGACCCTGAGCTTAAGGCTCTGTTATCTGAGGTGGCAAAAAGAGCTACCGTCAAACGAAGCGTATCCAAGATGAGGGCAGAAACCATTACTGCTGATGTCCAGAAGATAAAGGACGACATGCTTAGTATGCTCAAAACGAAAGGCAAGCCCGGTAAGTTTGTTGTGGAAACCCGCAGGGCGGCTGCTCTTGCAAAGAAAAAGATAACAGACGAGCATGGTAATCTTGCAGAGCCGCTTATAAAAGATTTAGACGATTTGAAGGCCAAGCTTGCTAGGGTAGCACGACCTAAGTTCCCACCCTATATCATCGACAACGAGATAAAGTTTGACGGCAGAGACTTTGAGGTGTGGGAAGCCAAGCTCTGGGATGACTTTGCACTCCTTGTCGCAGAGAAGAACCTGTCCGTTGAAGACCAGCTATTCGCGGCCTTCTCGGTCCTAAGAGAGATGCCACGAGGCATATCAAAGGAAATGACAAAGCAGATAACTAAAAAGTATCCATCTGTTATCGGTCGTAGATATGGAGATGTTGCGTCAGACCTAAAGCCAGTAATGGAAGAGCTAAACGGGCTTATTAAAACATACGAACATGAGTATTCTAAGCGCAGCCTTTCCTTTATGCGGAACAAGACAGAGATGATGCAGCGTTGGGGTGTTGTTGAGTATGCGCCTCACTTGTATAAAGAAGCTTCCGAAGTTGGTGTTGAGATGGCCGTCTACGATAAGATTTCAAGGGGAGGAGGCAGCACCAAAGGCTTAGAACAACTGTTAATGAGAGAGATGGATGCGAGTAAGAAGCGTGGTCTTGCCGGTAGTATACTAGAGATAAATGCGATTACTAACGCCAAGAAAGGGAGTACGGATATTATCGCACTAGATCCTACTTTACTGTGGGCACGCTACACACAGGCAAACCATGCGCTAACGACACAAGACTTCCTCACGACACTCATAGCAACCGGAGTAATGAAGGGCATTAGGGCTGGCGACACTAACCTTGGCGTTGCTGTGGAGCGGACACCCGGAGTGCTTAAGACAGCACAGGAGCTTGCACAGGAACTGGACTATGTTCCTGTCTTTAGTCGCCATTACTCAACCGAAGAGATGGAACTGTTCATCAATGGAAAGCTTGAAGACCTACTCGCTAGGTTCCCAACCGTAGCTGGCGAGGAGGGGGTTGGCGTTCAAAAAGCTATAGAGCGATTGGCGGACGAGCTAAAGGAACCAGTTGAGAAGGGCTTTGCATCGTGGATGCGAAACACCATCGAAGTAAAGGGTACGCTGCAAACAGAGCAAGCGTTGCTTAGGCTGCGTGCAGCACAAGCCGGAAAGGGCCAAGACCTTTACGATGCCGTTGCTGTCTTTAACACTAGGTATAACAATGGTCTGGACGCTTTCCGAAAGAGTTGGGATGCCGATATAGGCGAGAAGATGAGGAAGGCGCAAGCGACACCAGAGAAGATTGAAGAGGCAAGAAAGCTGGCAGAGTTTAGGTTTGATAGGGGCTTTGCCCCCAAGGTCTGGGACGAGATTGCCGAAGAGATAAATGTCCTGACTCGTAAGCACGCACCTAATGTTCCAAAAGTAAGAGGTAAGTTTCTGTCCTCTTACCTTGATGCAGACACCAAGCTTTGGGAGCAATACATCCCTGCGGTTGTTAAGCAAAACATGACTGAAGTTATTGAGATGGACCCCAAGATCGCTGGGTTTGCCAGAAGGTCACTTGAGAAGATCAACAACTTCTGGAAGACTCGTGTAACTGTTATTGCTGTCGCCTTCTCTACAAGAAACTGGCTTGCCAACAATGTCTCTATGGCGTTTGACCTTGGGCCAATGGGTGTTCTAAATCTTAAAACACACCGTCAAGGTCTTCGTCTCGCCAACGCCACTCGTTGGGTCGAGGAGTACGGAAGCCTTGAGAAAGCTTGGGCATCATTGAACAGGGCTTTACCTGCCACAGCAAGCGAGTGGGAGAAGACGAAGCACTTCACTGCAAGAACTATATTTAAGAAAAGCGGCATGAAGTCAATCTTAGATGACGGTTTCCAGCTTACAGATGACTTCTGGATGAGCGCAGATGACCTTGTGACAGAACTCACGAACAGGGGTGTTGTTAGCCCCGCCTTTACTCAGGTGGTTGATATAGCGATGGCAGAGCAGCAACTGCTTGAGAAGGCTCTTCTCGGCGGTGCTAGGGGTGATGCCCTCCGCGCTTCTAAGGTGGGCAAGGTTGCCAGTGCTGTGGAGGACGCTCTGCTCGTTACGGTTCCTACGATTATGACCGGCGGCGTTCCCATCGCCCTACCAAAGAAAATTGGTAGTGAGTTTGTTGCTAGGACTGTTGAAAACCAAGCCCGTGTTTTTAACTTCTTATCAAACTTCAAGAAGACGAACAGCTTCTCTGATGCTACCGCACATGTCAACAAGTTCCTATTCAACTATGGTGATCTTACCCAAGTTCAGAAGAGGTACATGAGGCTTCTTGTTCCGTTCTTTACTTGGAACCAAAAGAATGTTGCCTTACAGTTTGACTTGATGCGAACATCACCACAGATGTACGCCAACTTCCACCGACTAATGATTGATGGCTTACCACAGGCGCTCTCGGCTAGTCAGTCAGAGTCAGCGGGTGAACGCTTCGTAGACTATGACCCACTCTCTAAAGAAAAGCTAAGAGAGCGGGAGACTCATTACCTGCACACCATACAGCTACCCCTCCTTTCGTTGGAGAACACATGGGCTGGCGATATACCTGTTCCAGCGATCAAGAGAATCAAGGGCAAGAAGGGTATCATCCCTTGGCAGAACTACGATTTACAATGGGGTAAGCTTGGCAAAGACTACTTCCCCCGTCTTAAGAACGCACAGGTTCAGGGCTTGGGTCTACCGCAAGAAGCCTTGGTTAACAGCATGTCGCTGCTAATGGGCGCAGCAGACCTTCGTAACTGGCCAGTATTGCCACTGCCGGGAGAGTTGGGCAGAGAGCAACAAGCACGCGCCTTTAGTTCAAGGAGTAGGTGGATTAGGTTTATGGGCGAGACACACGCCCTGCTTCGCTTTGCTGTTGAGGTGGGAACCCGACAACACATGTTCTTTGATAAGCCAATTAACGAACTAACAGATGGTCGCCTTGTTGCTGAAGCTGTTGGGGCTATACGGCAGGTTCCATTCGTTGGTGATACGATGGCCGATATTATGGCACATAGAACCGGGCTTAAGGGGTACACAGTATACGACAAGTACAGTGGGTCTTGGAAGAGCTTTGTTAAGGTTGATGGTGCTCCAAACCATGTCTTAGGTTCAATGCCTTGGAGCCGTAGCCTCCGTGATGCCGCAGCTATGACTGACCAATTCCTTATTAGTAGAACCATACCACGCGAGGAGCTTACCGGTGAGGGCGGGGTCGTCGAAGATGAATTGAAAGAGCTACCCTTTATGTATAGCGTCCTTGACGCTGGCTCTGGCATCAGGATTAAACAGACTGATCCAGAGCTTATGCGAGCCTATTCAGAGAAGCGGATGGAGAAACAACTTACAAAGTATTTGGAGTCTATAGGCTTACTCAAGTCTTGGGAGAGGTCCTATGTTCCATTCAAATGATAAATTATGCTCAGGAGTACGCATAATATGCTAATAGGAAACTAGGACTAAAGCCTTACACAAACGAATGGGAACATGGAAATTGGAAGAGTATGGAACAACAATCGCCATCAGCGCACAGGCTATTTCTCTGCTTTTATTCGGTGTTCTCAGCTTTTTTCTGCGCCGCCTAGTGTCTCAGGTTGATTCAATGGAACAGAGAGCAAGCAAGGTAACACTAAGGATAGACAAGGAAATCTCGGCTGTCAGAGAAGATGTGGTCAGGCTAGAAGCTAACAGCAATAACTTCAATGATTCTCTCAAAGAGGTCAAAGCGACACTGCTTACCCTTAGTGAGAACATCCAGTGGATTAGGGAGAAGCTGGCAACTAAAGAGTAGCTATCTTTCTTTGCAACTCTAGCCTTCGTTTCTGCATCTGTAGTCTGCTATCGGCGGGTTGGCTGGGTAATTCTCTTGCGATGTGCCGCATCTCTATCCGCGATACAACCTTCCCCAAGCTTCTCTCAGGGTCATCGTGTCCCGTTCCGGTTGCGATCCTATGTAGCTTTGGTTGTAGTTCCTCTGCTGCCTTCCTAGCCACCGTATAGGCTGGCTCCCCAGCTAGGATCTTCTCTAAAGATTCCCTCTCATCATGCCCATCAATCCAATCCAGATTGAATGATGCTCTAACTGATTCAACTAGGTGACCATGCTTCATCAGGATACCCGCCATAGCCAACGCTAAGGGGTCGTGAGTGGCCGCTACAGAGTCAACCGGGTCTTTGGGTGCAGGTTGCCCTACGAGCCGCTTAAGGGCTGCATACGGGACGCTTAGGATGTCTGATACCTGTCGTAGAACCACATCCCTAGCGATTACTGGATATGATCTTATCACTGGTACAGCCTCATTAGCCGCAGCCTGACGGCCATGTGGTGTCTTATCATGGTCCCGTGACAGGGAGCGTAGCCAAGTTGATAGCAACGGTTCCGCTTCTTCTATTCTATCCATTAGCTCTTCTAATGATTTAGATGTGGCGTAGTCTGCTGGGTCCATCCCGTCTGGGAGGTTAACCATAAGTGAATCAACATTATTCTTGGCCAGCATAGGCAGTGCCTTAGACGCTGCTCTCCTACCTGCATCATCAGAGTCAAAGAAGCACAGGGCTTTGTCTGTCAGCTTAGAGAAAAGCTTAACATGGTCTTTCGTTAGTGCTGTCCCGCAAGTGGCTACCGCCTCGCTTATCTCGGCTTGGTGCAGAGCAATAACATCGAAGTATCCCTCGACCAGTATAACCCTGCCCCAATCTCTGATTGATGGGATTGATTTGTTTATGCCAAAAAGAACCTTGGACTTATTGTAAAGCGTTGTTTCCTTTCCGTTAATATACTTTGCCTTGGCATTGCCTGTTATGTCCCTGCCAGCAAAGGATACCAGTTGTCCTATTCTGTTCCGTATGGGGAAGATAATCCTGTTGGAGAATACGCAGGTTGGCGAACCGTGGCCCATCCTAAGAACACCGGCACTGACAGCCGCATCTACCAAGCCCTTATCTCTTAACCTTTGGACAAGCTCAGACGATGAACGAGGAGAATATCCAATGCCCCAAGAATCAATAGACTCATCTGTTATCTTTCTTTCTTTCAGGTAAACGGATGCTGCTTTATCAGAAACAGAGAGCCGGAAGTAATCAAAAGCAATCGCAAGGGCAGACCTCATGTCATCCCTCATCTTGTGCCCATCGTCATTAAGGTCTTTGTCTATGTGAATGTTGAACCTATCAGCCACATACTGAACCGCATCAATGAATCCTAGACCCTCAAGCTTCATTGGTATGGTAAAGATGTCTCCACTGGCTCCGCATCCGTGACAGTAGAACACACCACGCTCTGGCTCAACATGCAAGCTTGGTGTTTTCTCTGAATGAAAAGGGCAAACAACGAAAACCTCACCCCCTTGTCTTTTTATTTTGGCATAATCACCGAACAACTCCTGAATATCAGAGTTGTTTCGTACATTTTCAATAGTATAATCGTTCATATTAACTCCTGATTGAGATTAGTTTTTGGGTCTAACGAACTAGAATAATCCGTTTAGGTATGCCGATGCCACCCAAAGTGCATCAGCTTCGTTATCATCTTGCAATTCCCAGCCTTCATCCTCCCATTGTTTTTTTGCGCTGGTCATCATCTGTTCTTTACTCGCGTTTCCTTTTCCTGTGGCGTGCTTCTTAATCGTCCCTACTGGGATGCTGACATAGGGTATCTTTGTCTCTCTGTCCTCAAGCACAGATTGTAGTGTTGCCATAAGCCCACCGTAGACATGAGCAGCAGTGACACCCCGATGTCTCCTTACTTCTTCAAACGCAACATGAACGCTGGTTCCTTGAGGGGATATATCAAAGGACCACTTATCAAGTAGTTCTCTAAGCTTATTGGCGAACCTAACATAGCGCATACCGCCACCCTCGTGACGCTTTGGTGAGAAGTTCCAAGTTCCAGAAGCGATGCGCTTACCCACTGGTGTAAGGACACCGTTACCCAGCACAGCCCAGCCGCACTTGGTGCCTAAGTCTAATCCTATAATGTAGTGTGCTTTGTTCATTGCTTTACCTATGTTGCGTTTATTGGTAGCTCTTCATACGAGGGACCAACAAGGGTCCACCACCAATCCTCGTCGAAGGGGCCGTAGATGGATGGAAGCTCGTAATCGAATGAAGAGATCCACTCGTTAACAAGGTATCTTACCGGCGGACCAAGGGTAACAATCCTACCATCTGGACACCGGACACCAGCGAGCCAGTCATAGATACAACTAATCTCTGTTCTGCATCCAGTGTTGGTAAACAGACTATGTTGCATAGCGTGAACACTACCAAGGTGCGCCTTTAATTTTCTAAGGCGCTGCCTTGCTAGTGTATTGCTACGGCGAGAACGACTACTCAAGGTAGTCTCCATCGACAGCAAGCCACCGAACGATAGACTCCTCGTCAACAAAGATAAACCCTTTGAGCTTACCCTTGCTGTCGTATATCATTCTCGTGGTATGGTCGTACCGTATAAGGGTTATGCTGTGTCGGATGATAGTCTTGTCCCAAGGTATGCGAATACAAGGAGCAAGACTATCATCTTCCACTTCAAACCCTAGCTCATCGCTACCACTGGTCATGGACATCATTACTTCTGTCGCTGGAATCAGATACGCTAGTGCTATGTGTCGCACCGTTCCCAGTATCCACCGGTCCATGTCCTCCACCGACTGGAGGACGGGTTCTATCAGAGGGACGGCCTTCCCCCACCCTTGGCTGGGCTTCCCCTTGGCTGATACCTTGCGAAGTAAACTTGCTGACATTAAACGCAGTAAGCGATGAATAGTACGCCGTTTGGCCATTCTTTTCTGCCTTTCTGGTGGTGTATTTACCTTCACACATAACAAGGTCACCAACCCTACACTCTCTTGCCTCCGCCTTGGTCCTGTCTCCCCAGATTTGAACAGAGTGGTAAGCATCATACCGCTGTCCGTTGCTGGTTTCCCAAGTCTTAACCCTAAGATTAAGAACGCTTTTCTGTCCCACCTGACGCTCTTCAGGCTCATTAACTAGCTCGCCAATTATTATACTTTTATTTAACATGATCTTATTCTCCTACGAACAGTTTGATCTTGGTGCTCTTTTGATAAAAGCCTGATGAGGCTGGTTCCTCATAGGCGTTAGGCCAGCAAGTCTTCCAATGTGAGCACCAATCACACGGGAATCGTAACTGTCCTTTGGTAGCTTTCGCTGTTGATGGTTTATATGGTCGGTCTATCTCCTCTGGGTTACGGGTTAGTATTACTTCTCTCAAACGGTTTACAATGTCGTGCTTGATGTCGTCGTCACCCTTGACCCAGTGACCGACGATAGGCTTTGCCTTTGCCCAAGACCCATCCTCTCTGATGATGCCATCCTTTACCGTGACATTCTTACCAAGAGCAATCATATAGGTCCAGTTGAATGGCTTGCCTGTCATCTGAGTCTTGGCTAGTTGATAGGCTTGGGTCTGATAATTATACAAGTCATCCTTGCCTAAGCCCCCATCGCGGAATCGCTTGAAGCCGTAGTCGCTCATTGACTTAACCTCAAGTATGCCGTCTACTATTGTGAACTCTTCCTCTCCTAGAAGCCCCCGGCGGTACATCGGGATAGACATAATGCCATCAGGGTGTCCAGAAATCCTAGCAACCCTCGTGGCATTATCTCTATAGTGAGTAGGGGCTGTGATGAGATCAGGATTGGCAGGGATTGGAACCTCAAGACATACTGTCTCTTGGTTTAGTCCGGTACTTGTTATGTTTATTGTTTTGATTTGGTCAGTTGCATCGTGCAAGGCAGCCACTATCAGCATCTCAACAATATCACCAACAGCAAAGACGATAGGAGCGCTCTCGTCTGAAACAAAACCGTTTGGTTTATAGTGGTGATAGTCGTAAGCCAGTGCTCGTTGGCACTTACCAGCAGAGCTTAACCGGAGAGAGCCGGTTGGACCGTCCCTTGTTTCCTCAAGCTGGCGGACAAGAATCTTGCCTAGCTCAGATGTATCATAGTTAGATGTTATTGGTTTACGCTCGGCCAGCCTAGCAAGAACCATTCTTGCTATGTCAGGTAAGAATACCCCGTGTTCAACTTCAATCCACATATCGTCGTTATTGACTTCCATCATAGTTCCCCCAAGGGTGCTTCGTCTGTTAAATAAATCTTGTCTACTAATAAAATTGTACTTGTTCCTTCGCTGCCTACCCTCCCAAGAATGTGAACAACCTCCCCCATACACTCGTCCGAAAGCCTTATTGCGTTCTTACCAAAAGCAAGGGCTGTAACATAGGTATCGAACTTTGATTGTTCTAGGTTAGGATTCCGAATCTTAGCCCTAACTTTCTTACCGCTAGAGGCTGATGGTCCGCAGTCATCTATCTCTGTGACTAGGCCACAGAAACTAACAGAGTTTGGATATTGGTTTCTAAATCCCATCACTCACCTCCTAAAATGGAACCTCACTGTTCCCGACTTCGTTAAAGTATTGTTTAATCATCTGATGAATCGTCCCGTCTTCGTGCCACTTGACAGCACGATGAGAACCAATCTCTATTTGCTTATCGCTGGCTTTGGTTGGGTGAGTAGCACCCTTGCCAGTGAACTTGCCGTCCTTGAACTTGGCTGTTGCGGCCTCAACCAGAGCCTGAATCTGAGGGCCAGTAGGCTCGATGTCGTTCTTAGAAGCAACGATCTTAAAGCGCATAAGCCTTCTTGATTTTGGCTTGTCTATATGCCTGACTAAATCATCTATAGATAGCAGATGTCTCTGTATCTCCCGTATAGAGGGAGCAACACACCAGCCCTTGATGCCCTTCTTATAGTCGTTTATATATACTAATCTGTGCTTGGGTACATCGTTTGGTTTACTTGAATGGATGTCACACCAAGTTGTGTCGAGTTCGTAAAGGTGTCTTGCCATTCCCCAGAGGACAGCAGCACGCTTGATCGAGTCTGAGATTCCTCCCTTCTCGGCTTCGATCTTGGTGTCTCCTGCTCCATCCCATTTCCAAACCCACTCACCGGCAACTCTAATTCCAATGCCAGCGAGGTTCTTTGTTCCGTCAACTCTGATTTCTGTTTGCCAATTATGAGGTCCAAGTACATTGTCTAGTCTCTCCTGTATACATCTACTATCAACATAAGCTAAAATCATAGCCCTGCCATTACCTTTTGAGCCAGTGATAGTCTGTGCCCTCCAGTAAATCTCATCGTCAACGAATGGTCGCCTTAGCTCCCGAAGTTTAGATTCAATGTTACGGCCATCTATTTGTAGTGGCCAATTCTTGCTTGCTGTCATACTACCTCCTCAGTGGTTGAACGCCACTGTCGCACTGTTCTGATAGCCTGTGGCTATCTGGTTGTCAAGGTTGATTCGATGAAAAGAAAAACTAATCCCCGAACACGCTACACGCGGCCCGGAAACCGGGCCGAAAGATACCTCTATCGAGGCACCAACCGCTACATCCTGTTGGACGAGTGGAAGAAGAGAACCGCTTGTCGCATCGGGAAGAAGCGGAGAAGCGTCTTTGTCATAGCAAGGGCCATGAAGGTTCTTGAGAAGGAGTCCAAAGAACTTGAGGTTCCGTTTAGAGAGATGGTTTCTGGAACGCTGGACCTTTACTTTGGCATGATGGAGAAGGGGTATCCAATCTTCTATGACTATGCAAGACTGCTCAATCAGCTTATTACAGACTGGTATTACCTGAGCTTGGAGTTTCCTATTGTATGGAATGGAATAGAGGTTGACCAAGATATGGTGGATGAACTCAGAGATCATGTCCACCTCGGTGGCCATGTGCCATTCCACCACTCTGGTTCCGGCTCTTCTGTGTCGTAGACTCTACCCCACGCTGTCTGTAGGCAAAGCTCTATGTCTTTCCTTGCCGCCTCTCGTGCCGCCAAGCTGACCAGATGAAGTGGTTGGAACATAGTGGACAACTCATCTTCAGAATATACACCTACAGATTTCTTTGGCGGCTCGTAGTAGAACGGTCGATAGATCCCGAAGGCAAGACCAGCGTCCTGTAAGAACTTATCAGAGCCTCTGAAATCAGAGGGGTAGGGAAGCCCTCTCTGTCCACCAACTATTCTGGTATCAAGGGTCCGGTTAAACTGGGCAAGGGCAACGATTGCAACCCGCTCCTCCTTTGCTATTTGTCTTACTGCATCAGCAATAGAGTCGAGTCTAGTTCTTTCATCTTGCTTCTTTCCGTACCCCGTAAGCAGTTGTATGTAGTCAACCCAGATAACCTCACAACCATGAATCCTTTTCATCTGTCGGATACTAGAGGCAACTATATCAATGTTTCTTGAGGCATCGTCGATGTGGATAGGCAGCCGAGACACCTCGCCAAGACCCCATCTAAATAAGTCTTGATGCTCTGGGTTCCCTTGAAGGGCTTCTCGTAAGGAGACACCTCCGAAGTAAGACGCAAGCCTATATGCAAGCTGCTTACTCCCCATCTCTACTGAGATTATTCCTTGTGGTATCCCAGCAATCGCACCTTTAGCAGCGGCAGCAAGCATAAAAGCCGTTTTGCCCATCTTCGTCCTACCACCAATGTATGTCGGCAAACCCCTCGGCCAACCAAGGTAATGCCTATCAAAGCTAGGCATCCCACTAGGAACAAACTCACTGATACTGCTATCGCCTTTACACATGCCATTGAAAGATACCTCTGCTTGTGTGGTAACCGACTCTGCCGACATGATGACACCGGAGGACGATCCAGTTCTATTATCAAAGACCTGCTTCTCGGCAAATGCTTTTATTTCTCGGACAGATTCTGTCCCATTTACAATCTTATTCTTTATCTCCTCAACCGAAGACAACATTTCTCTTAGGGCGGAGCAGTCTGAGATGACCTTAGCATAAGCAGGTAACTTTGAATCTATTACCGCATTGTCTCCCAATGAATGTAGATAATCAAGAGTTCCATATCTATCTTCACACTTCCTATCGCCTTCCTTTTCAATAAGAACATGAAGGCTAACCGGCTCGTTGGCTGCAACCTGTCGTTGTATCCATTCAAATAATAAGCCATGAGAGGAGGACGAGAAGTCGTGCTTAGACACAACACCCTCGACCAGTTCAAGGCCTGTTCCTTCCCCTAATATCAATGAACCTAATAAGATTCTTTCTGACTCAGAGGGATATAGTTGATTCATATTATTCTCCTAATTGAGATGTTGGTTAGTATGGTTTTTTTAATTAAAACATTTGTAGAATAAAGCTAATGTAGTTACTCCGTTTCATAGAAATTATATTATGATATATGTACCGTAGTACCGTTTCAATATATGGTAACGATGTAGAAGGTATCGTAGCTACGGTACATTTCCACAGTCGCAACGCTTCGATATGCTTGACGGCAGACAAGCCGCAGGCTAACTTGTGAGGACAGGGGGTGTCAAATGGAAAGTGAAAAAAACCCGAAAGCGGAGGTTGAACCGTTGTTTTTAGCCGGACAGATTTTGTCCGCTTGGCGGGGAGAGGTGGGGATTTCGCAGCGAGCACTGGCCCGGAGACTCGGTGTGACTCAGCCAACTTGGAGGAATGTCGAGCTTGGTATCAAGCCACCGGGCAGGGTCTTGTTCATCAGAATGATACTGTTTCTCAAGCTTACAAAGAAGCAGATACTTAGTCTGTCTAGACTGTACCACCACTACAATATAAACTTGCCGGTAACAGAGAAGGAAATATCAGCAATAGAAGAAGCCTTTAACATCACATATACGGGATAGTATGTCAGTTCTCAGAGACAAGGCAGTTCCTACTAAATCATTCAGAAATGGTAACATTAGTGTAAATGATTTCTGCTCTTATATAGGTTACTACCACTTCAAGAAAGCAGGTAAGCCTAAGAGGAAGTTTATTCTGAACCTTGGTTCAGTTATGCTTGGCACTCAATCTTATTTCTTGGGTGCCTGTACGGGTGAGAGGTTTATATTTCTTGGACTCAATGGTAAAGTATGGAGGGTTCAAGGTAAGTTATTAAAGACCAACATCGCACTGCCAACGACAACAGATGCAGACGCTATTAGAATCTGGGCAGACACTATCTCTCAAAGAATTGTTGATTCACTTTCTCCTAAGATGTGTGTCGCTGTAGATAGGAAGACAAGCGTTAGATATAATTCTATGGTCAGAACCCTAGTACAGAACAGGATAGAAGAAGGCTCTCTGCTTGGGTACGATAGAACATATACTTACTACGCCACCCACATAAACCAAGATTGGACCTACGCGGAACTGCTTCATCCCAGAAGCCCAACCCTTAAGCACGCCCTATACATCTCTCTAATGCTGGCTCTACCGGCCAAGACAGCAGCCTCACTCATAGAGATAGGAGCACTCAGCGAGTTCAGGTGCCCACTGATTAGCGCAGAGATAGCACTTGGGATCTATCAACAAGCTGTTCAACTGCTCTCTAGGTTGTGCCCTGAGTGGTGGAACAACGGGGCATTTACACAATGGGAGTACATCGGAAGCATCAACGAGGTATTCTACCAACAGTATGCGAACCTAGTCATCGGCGCATACCATAAAGAGATTGACCTATCATCATCAGCAGGGTTTGTTCGCTCAGATCCTCTGGCCTCATACCACAGAAAGACACCAGACATGGAGGAATAATGCCAAAGCAACTAACACCGGAAACCTTTGTCACAGTATGGCAACTATCAGAATCACTCGACGAGTTCTGTGAGAGAACCGGAATGAAAAGGAACTCGGCTGCTGTCAGGGCCAGTTCCTATCGGAAGAAGGGAGTCGCACTGAAGAAAATGAAGAGGGGGGCTGGGGGAAGGAAACCACTTGATGTTCAGCTACTGAACCAACTCATCTCTGCCTCAGAAGAAACAGTAGAAGAGTCTGGTCCAGCAGACATTATATACCCTACGCTGCCAGTGTGCTAGGAATTAGAGCCTAACGCTGCTTGCCCATCTTGATAGGCTTGACCAAGGATATAACTAACGATGACTGTAGTTGAAGCAATCAAAGCCTCTGTTGGTGTGACCACACCGGTCATAGCTTCTAAAGCTAATGGTGTTACAGCACCCAAAAGAGCCATCCAGAACTTACGACTAACAAGTCTTGACTTTATATCATCCCACATACTTACCTCCTAATAGGAGAGTTCCCGATAACACCACCGTCAAAAGAAAACAAGGAGACAGAAACTATGGACGATCATGGAATAGATTTCGTTGGAGTAATTGTATTACTCACAGCCATTGCTTATGTGCTCACATACACAGTATCAGAGTGGATAGCTAACGGATTGTGATGCCAGATATACTGAGAACATTTACAGGCTGGGAGTTGCTTGATATAAACATGTCAATCCATATTGGTCTGCTTCCGGGCAGACAGAAACCTGTTCTCTATATGATGGACACAGATAACAATACAACCGCACTTGCGGTGTTCTCGGATAAGAAGTCCGTTGAGACTGCAAGGATGTTATTGAACCGACTCGGAGAGGGTAAGCATGTCAAACAAATATAAGGCTGACTTAGTTGAGATGGGGGTTGTTCTAAAGGATGAGGGAGAAAAGACTCAGCTTATCCTGAATAGAAACCCACTCTCTGTTGATGATTATCCAGTTAGATTTATGTGCGGTACGGGCAGCACGCCCAAGGAGGCTGCGCGTAGTGCTATAGGTGAGGCTGTGGTGGTGGTCGGGGGCATTGACATGTCAACCGAGGGGTATGATAGAATCAATGATCTCTCAACCATTGGGCACATTGAAGGTCACTATAGATATATGTGTGTCCTTGTTCTTACTCCAATAGAAGAAGAGGTAAGAACTGAAGGTGGTGTTATCTTGTAGCAGCGATGAGGGCAGCTTCAGTCAGTGGTCCTCGGATACCATCAACGACTAACTTACCATCGCAGGACCGTTGGAACTTAGTGAGTTGTTCTCTGCTGAGTGCTCCCCATACACCATCAACAACTAGGTTAGAACCCCAAGCGTTCAATGCTTCTTGCCAGTCTCTAACCGTGACGAGACTATCTTCGGGTGGGAGGTATGCCCTTACTGAATCAACCAACATAGTTAAGGTTGGACCCGGACAAGATGGCTTACCAAAATTATGGTGGCCCCACATCGCCTCAACGGGGCAATCAATTACACCATATAGATCACTGGAAATCCTAGAGTTCTTATTAGAACCAACAAGATGTGCCCACAAAACAAAGAAGGCATACACCTGAGCAAATGGAGGCCCAGCCATCCTGTCACTGGAGTAATTGCCAGCACAAACAATTGCTAAGAAGTTATTGTTCGCGTGTGTTTTTGGGACGGGCGAACCGTGACCACCCTGTGACCATGTTACATCTTCTAAGTCATTGGCCCAATAGATTATACCAGACTTATTTATATAGAAGGTATACAAAAGAGCAGGACATCCTGACTCAGAGACATGGTTAGGTCCAACATGGTATCGCGCTGTGTTGTGAACATCATCGCCGCCGCCCGTGTGATGAACAACAACACCCTTTATATCAGACAAAGATCGCTTACTAAACTTCTTTGTTTCATGCCGAGGTAGGTCTTCACGCGCATCTATAAATCTAATCATAAGTTCTCCAATGTGGGCCATCCCGTATACAGCCATCCCGTATACTAACCAAGAAGATACCCTCTCGCCAGCACGCGCACACCCACGCGCACATAAATATATATAAACTGTATAGAATTATATAATATATATAAGGCGGTTCGTGGTTTCGCCCCGTGGCGTGCGACCGATGGGGCACCGCAAACGCTGCACTGCGCCCCGATACTTGACAGCCGGTGGCAGCGTGTTACATTGTCGGTGCCAAGCAATCCAGCAGGGCGGAATCAGACGAGGTAGTGATGAACAACATCATTGAAAATGCAACACGACAGCGAAAATCGTTAACCCTTCCAACCAGAAATCTAGTACGATTTGATGTTACCCATAGAGGCCCAAGCTTAACAGTGCTTGGCGAAAGGAAAACCACTCAGAGAATCTGGAAACTAAAAGATGTAGAGAGAATGTTGGTTCAGCTAGAAAAAAAGCAAGAGGCTAAAGACATTCATGCTCAATCCAATAGGCTTCAGCTAGAAATAAAAGATGGCAAGGCGTTTGGCAGAATCCTATCAAGGGATAATGTCAGCGAACGGATGCCGTTTACTAAGACGGGTTTGAATAGCTTGTTTAAGAATACCAAAAAAGGAATGAGCTTAAACACTATTGATAAGCACTGGTCCACAAACGAAAGGGGAGACAACATTGTATCTGCCCTTTATGCTCACCTAGTTATGGACAGCGAGTCGCCGCTAATGATTAGAACCGTAAACCGTGGCAACGAACGGGTCATACGCTCTGTTCACCCCGCTGGTCATCATGGTTGTTACCAACCATACAGTCACCTTGACTTAGTAAAAAACTTTATAGATGGTGCTGAGGAATATGCCGAGGCAACCGTTCTTAGTTGTATTCTAAACGACGATGGAATCAGAGTTAAGCTGGCTGCACCAGACCATGTTGATGGGCTAGTGGTTCACCAAAGCATTAACAAGATAGAAGCACACAACCCCGTCAATGTGTTTCAACTAAGAAACTCTGAGACAGGCGAGGGTTCGTTGGGTCTAAGCGGTGGCATTTGGACTCTTATCTGTACCAACGGAATGACAAGCTACCAAGGCGAGTTCAACAAACGAACTCCACATCGAGGGAAGCCTGAGAGATTGGCCAGTTGGTTCTCTGGTGCGACAGAGGATATGCTAACAAAAAACTATGGTGTTCTTCAACGATATGAAGAAGCATTAGACACCTATGTTGATGACCTGTTTGCTTTCACTAAGTATACCTTTGAGCAAGCTGCAAAGAATGGTCGCCATAAGCTGCCTACCAGCATTGTTGATGAGGTTATTGACACCGGTCTTCGACATGCGACAACACCTCAAAACCACAGTGTTGCTCAGGTATCTCAAGCCATTGCCCTTATAGCACAGCAGCACGACTTTGCTGGGGAAGCACTCCTTGAAGAGATTGCATTAGATACTCTTAACAGGGGGCTTGGCCTTGCTCACGAAGGCAGGGTGGTTGTACCAGCCAAGGCTTAGATAGTCCGACTAGGGGTCATAGGACTAATAAAATAAATATAGGATACCTCCGAGTGGGTGAAAGGCCCACACTTTTTCTATCAACAATCCAATCCAGTAAAGGAAAGACAATGACACTAATAGATAAAATTGCTGCTGCTATTGACGAGGTAAGAACTGCTCAGGCTATGGTAAAAGAAGCAGAGACAAAGCTAATGAAGCTAGTAAACTCTCGCTCCGACGAAACCGAAAGCAAACACGAGAGCCATGTCGAGGTTGTCCCTAAAAAGACACAGTATAAAAGACCATCAAGGGAAAGGATGGTAGAAAACCATAGAGGTGTTAGCTCTATGGTTGAAGAGAGATGGTATACCAGTGGTCAGTATGCTGCTGTTGCTTCGTCGCTTTCGGTAGGTCGGCACGAGAGCGGCGAGAGAAAGGGCGGGATGAACTGCGTTGGTGTTTGGCTATCTCGCAATGAGATACTAAAAGTAAGGAAGGCAATAGCAACCGACAACTTCAATAGGTACAAGGGAGGTAAATGATGTTTAACTATGATGGTGCATGGTGGCTAGTCGCCGCAGGAAGAATGAAGCGATGTAGTAATCTTGCTACGGCTGAAGCGTGGTCGAAGGTAATTATCAGAGCAGCGCGTAAGCAGGGTTGGAGCGAGACAAGAATATTGAACATGAACATGAGTCTTGTACATGACTCGTTGATGGGAGGTGAGTGATGAGTGATGTTATTGGAGAGATGCCGTGGCATTGTGGAGAAAAAGATTGTGAGGTAGGGTGGCATCGTTCGACCTACTGGTGGCATGGAGATGGATTCTACAGTGTAGATGCCTACTCTGACGGTGACCATGAGGGTGTAGAACAAAAGGAAGCGGAGAAATTGTTGGCTGATTACGAGGTTGCTTGGAAGCGGTACTCGAAAGATGTAATTGCCACAGGCAAAGATCCACTTCAAGAATACCGTGTAAAGAGTTGCTACACAAGGAAGGCGCGGTTTACTGTTGAGATGCGGAACTCAATTTGTGGGGCAGTCCTTACCAAGTGGAAGAGGGGGAAAGGTCCGTGGACTTGGCGAGCCAAACCTCCGAAGTCATTGGCAGACTACCTTCTGATAGAAGAGAGGGGGGGCAATAAACTCCTCCAACCAGTGAAGTGTATTGAGAGAGATGGCAAAGGTGGATGGAAGAACCACTACTACACCCTCGAAGAATTACTGGAATTGGCCAACGAAGATGAGAATGTTCGCGTGACACGGGTCAAAGGGCACTACAGGCTACACCTCACCTTGAAGGAGAGTGTAGTAAGAAAAGAATCAGCAGTGAAGAGAGATTTAATCAAAGCAGCAAAGAGAGGTAAATGATGAAACTAGATAGCCCCAAACCACCCTACTCCAATAGACCAACAAAGCTCATCGACCAAAAGCACAACCGCGCACTGTGGCGAGTCAAGTGTGGGTCTAAGCATGTGTGGATGATCACTGACTACAACGGCGTGATGGTGCCACCACATGAGGTTGGTTTCAAGAGGAAAGGAGATGCCATGAGTGCGTGGGTGGTGAGTGATGAGTAAGATGGGAAGAAAAGTTTTAGAAGAACAACTGGGTGGTGAAGACCCTTCTTATGTAAAAGCTTTGGAAGATACCTTATACGAAGGATTGTGCGAACGGTGCGGTCAAGCCAGTGTATGCGATATGTGCAGCGGCAAGAACACTCACAAAGCAATCGTAACCTTCGCAACCGAAGATGATTACAAACAGTTCTTACAGTTAATGCAAGACGCAGAGGAGGAGTTCATCATTCGGAATCCCTTTCAAATCCAACCGTATACAATAAAGAGATACGACCCAATAAAGGAGGTAGACCATGAAGAAGAGTTGTAGATTTTGTAAGGGGAAGGGCTGGGTAGGCATACGAAGACCCGATATAACTATTCCGGGCTTAGTTATGCGTCAGTGTCACACCTGCCGAGGGAGCGGCGTTGTTGATAAACAAAAGTTTGATAGCTATTACGCTGCGGGAGGTAAGTTGTGATGTGCAGTCCAAAGACAAGAAGAACCATGAAACCAGAGTCAGGAAGATACATAGTAACGGGGCTTGATGTTTGTGGTAAGCGGTTCGCTATCCACACTGACAGCTACATTCATGCGATGGGAATTAATCTACACCAAGGAAATGTATGGGAATTAAAAGACGGTAAACGAAAGAGAATTAAATCAATCTATAATTAGGAGGAGGTGTGAACAAGGCTTATGCCATTATATTTTTAACCACGGCAATGGTGTTGCTCTCAGTCTTGGGGGTCGCAGCGTTGCCAGCACTAATGCTACTATCCGTAGCTTTTATATGTTCTTAGGAGGACAATCATGTCAGAAGATAAAATGTTAGATGAATCAATCCAGAAAATAGTTGAAGCAATGACCGCACTCGCTGGTCTTAAGTCTATCCTTGAGGCTAGACGAGAGGACAAACCAGAAGAGGGAAGAACTTACAGTCTTTCAGAGCTTTCAAAGACAGGTAAGTGGAGCGAGTCTGAGGTTGTAGAAGAACCAAAGGCTAAGATAGAAGTCAGAGAGATAAGCACCGAGCCACCAGTAAGGGTCATAGATGTTGACCCGAAGGAGGTTAGTAATCCACTTGATATGGAAGATGAAGACAGTTTCTGGGCCGCAGTGCTTGGGTAATCCCGTCATCCCGTAAAGGGATTTGTTACTAACCCTTTGGTTGAAGTCCGACACACGCACACACAGGCGCACACATGTATCTTATATATGTATAATATATAATTTATAAGGGCGCAGTGCGGTGTCGGGCTTTTCCATTTTCGGAATCGCTGTGCTGCGAGCCTGATTTGACAGCCAGCGGCACGATGTTACATTGGGGGTGCCAATCGGAGCGACCACCGATGGCAACTAAACCTTCTGGTCGTATCGGAGTAATACCAATGATAGTTGATTACATCATAGTAATAAGCCTAGCTGTCATCCTTTTGGTAGCGATACCAAAGAACCGAAAGCAGATAGACGAAGTGAATCAAGCGGTTCGATATATAATCAAACGACTGTCGTAATAGACACGGCTTTGTTTCAGTGCCTTGGACATCGGTTGTATTGCCGGTGTCCTTTGTTCTGCAATAATGCAGAGTGTAACCTAACTAATAACAATCCAATAAAGGATATATCATGTGGCTAACTAAACCTAACCCGAAGAAAAACTGGATAATCAATAATTGGTTTCCAAAGCTGACCGAACATCTGGAGAAAACCAGACCAGACTATTTGTATACAAGAACAGCTAAGTGTGCCGTTGATGGAGCCTTCGGCATCGGTACTACTGTCATTCGTCGTCGTCGTAAACTCTTGCCTTGTGTGGTGACATCATGAGTCTTCTATGTACCAACGGAATAAGAATGTTCAATGAGCTAACAGAAGA